AACTTGCCTACTGCTTTGCTGACAGCCTCCATCTCGCTTTCCTCCACCTGTAGATCCCCGTCGCATTGCAGGTCCAGGATTCCGCAGAACGCTTGAAACACCTCAAGTGGACCAAGAGCTTTACCCTCCGGAGTCTTCATCCAGTTTTTGCCGAAAAACAGACGACTCGCAGTGGCAGGGAGGGTGTAGGGGCAGGTTGCCATCGCTTCTTCGTCTTTATTGGCCGCCGCGATAACCAAGTTCACATAACCGATAACCATTAAAACTTTCGGCCCCGGCTCTTTCAGCTTGCCGGTACGGAATCCATGAATCTGACTGCTGTGTAGGCAGGGCTCCCCCAGGGCCAGGTCAGCCAGCTTCATTAACTGGGGCTGGGTCCACTGCGAAGCAAAGATTGACCACTTGCTTTGCCACTGTTTATGACCTTTCGGCATCAGTGACGAAGGGAGCAGGCTTGCCGGCTCAGGGTGGCCGTCCATGGGTCGTATAAAGCAAGGGGAACTCGTCTGGCGAGAATAAACCTATTTACCTATTTCAAATCAGCATAAATAAGGACAGGTTTCGCCTTCGGCTGGAAATCCCGTTCTATCGGGCCCATCGAACTGGGTAGCGCCGTAAAAATACCTAGACCGTAATTGGATAAATACCTAAAAAAAGCTCTGAGGGGGTGTGTTGTAAGTTTTGTCCTTTAATTCGAGAACCCCTGCAATTACTGGGATTCCAATGGCCAGAAATTATTAGACTCACCTGAGACTTGTCCGTTATTACCCGTTTCATGGCCAAAACCCCCTTCATGTCCGTTATTGGCCGTTAATGTCCGGAAACTAATTAGTGGCCATCGAGACTTACCAGTCATACCAAGCGATCTCGAATAAAAGGACATTTTTCTCAACACACCCGGTCAGCTTTTTTCAGCCCAGTAGGAATAGCTCGGCCTCCCTGCCTTGCTGGTAGTGGTCGTTCTCACTCGATGGATCTTCAGCCCAGGAACTGAGAGCAGCTCACTCAGTAGCCGCCTGACCTGCCTGGACGACATAGACAACGTATTCGCAATATCTTCTCCACTCATCGCGTTGCTCTCGTCGCGGCCTTGCAGCAGTTGCAGCAGGTTGCGGGATCCTTCGCGCAGCTTGTTCAATGAGTTCGCATCCCCGTTGTTCATCGTTTCAATTTGGAAGCTCAAGTCTTCCGTGCTTCCACTTAATAGGAAGGTGTCTCCGCCTTGTGTCACACCGGTCCGTGGCTTCAGCACCTTGAGCAAAAACTTCGGCTCATCCTTCTCGCTATTGGGATCTCGGATGATGCCCCAGATGTCGCTGGTGCCCGCTCCGATAAATGCAGAGCCATAAAGGTCTTGCATCCCAATATCAGACCGTGGCCCAGACTTGTGCATGTTGCTCTTGCGCAGGTGGTGGGTGAGCACGATCGCGCAGCCACACTCCGCCGCCAGGCTGTTCAGCAAATACATGTAGGTGCCTATTTCGGTCTCGTTTAGGTCCGCCCCACCGCCGAACAGCGACACCATGGAGTCCATCAGCACATATTTGGCGTTGTGCTCTGTGATCCACTGGCGCAACTCAGGGAACATTCCAGCGTTGAACTTGAACTTCACCGCCACTGATTGTTTGGGCACGTTCAACTGCATCAGCTGGTTCTTGGCCCACATGTTTGAGTCCGACTCGTCCTTCTGGACAATCAGCACATTTCCCTTCGTGGTCTTCAATGCACCTGCAAACAGTGACCCGTTGGCTGCGGCCTCTGCCATTCGGTAGATCAGCACTGACTTTCCCACTCCCCCGTCGCTGCCAACGATCGTCAGGGCGTTGAACGCCAGTAATCTTTCGATCGCGACTTCAATCGGTTTTGCATTTCCGACCACGTCTTCCCAGAAGCCCTCAGGGGTAGGTGCTTTCTCTTCAAACAGGTGTTGCACCAAAACCTTCATCTCCTTTTCTGAACAGTCCAGGGCCTTACCTAAATTCTGATAGGCCGCTTGGCGTTCCAGTGGCGTGTCCATATCATCGATCTCTTCCATGGCCTTTTTGAAGGCCTCGACCTTTTTGAGTACAGAAACCTTGAGCTGGGTGTGATCAATGCCGGTCGGTGGCTTAGCCCACTTCGGCGGTTTCCAGCCATTTTCAACTGCAAGAGCCCATGCTGCACCCCATGGCTGCACTTCCTCACCACCAGTTCCGCTGTTGATTAGTGATTCTGCGAACGAGTGCAGTGAACCACCGTTGACCGGTTCGCTGCCTTGGGAGCCATCCCAATCAGACTTTTTGTCCCAGTCGCCTCCTTCGAGCCAGGCCCTGAAAATCGACCAATCATCAATGCCTTTCGCAAGACTCAGTACGAGACGGCGCATCACTCCGTAGTGGCCAGCAAAACCAGTCCCAGCTTTGCCTCCCCGGTATGGCCAATACTTCTGCATCTGCCTGAGCAGCTTGACTTTTCGGCCTGGACTTAACAAATCCATTGCGGATTGGTCTGATTCTCTGCTGGTGGTGCTCGTCTCCTCTTTGTTTACCTTGAGATGCTTTGTCGCCATGTGGCGCACCAAACCGAAAATCATCCACTCAGGCAGCTCCGGTATCTCAACGTCAGCCGGGCTACTGCCCTCTTGCCATCTATAGAAATACTCGTCTCCTATGGGATGCTTACCCTCGATGACGGCATGAAACATCGTCGTCTCGTCCGGCTTGTCCTTGTCTCCTTTCTTTTCGTAAAGAAACTCAAAACCCTTGGTCGGCATGTCAGCTCCGGGAATTGAAAACCCCTTTAGAAGTTCAGTCCATGCCTCTGGCACTTGCATCAATGCCCTAAATCGTCCCGGTCTGCCGCTGGTGTTGATGGGTGACGGGGGTAGGTCACTGACCGGTCGGGAGAACAGCGTCTCGAAATCGATCGATGCAGATTTAATGATTTCTCCTGTGGGTGAGACTTCCTCTCCATCGAAATCAAGCCAACAAAGCCGCCCTACTTTCGATCCAGTCATCAGCCCGATCCCTGTGTAGATCGGCTCTGATGCCTTTTTTGCCAGAGCTTTTTCAGCTGACAGCCATTTAGACGGGTCGCTGTTCCAATTCGTCTCAATCGGTCTCTTATTGACAACACATATAAATCGAGCCGACTCAGGCAAACCAGCCAATGGACCCAAACCAATCACCTGATCACTTGATTGTTTTTCTCGCATCTGAGATGAATATGCAGACGGTTTCTAGGCTCACCTAAACAGACTGGCCACTTAAGTAAGTATTAAGAGGATCTGGTTTTGGCCGAACCCGTTGAGCCAACTAAAGGTAGATCGAGTAGACCGGTCACGACTTCGAGTTTTCTGGTTGCCGGATCCTGCCTACATCGGTATGTTCCGTGCGAGCCGAGGCTCCTCAAGTCCATTCTTCCCTTCTATGGCGGTTTTTCTTTTGATTCCACTTCTCGCAGCCTTGACCCGTCATCGCCGTAGTCCCCTCAAAAGCAGCCCGAACTACACCGGTCTGTATATGTGATGGCCAACATCATTTTTTCGTGGGATGACGACGAACTAAAAGAAGCTTCGTCTGATGCTCTTCTTTTCAACCCTGAGCAGCTTCAGGCCATGGCTCTTCGTTATCTGAAGGCTTTGGTCTTTCAGCACGAAGCGATCGAGATTTACTATCTCATCAACATGGTCACTAATGAGAATTGTGACTTCATCGGCGTTTTCACCGCCTATGTCGAAGATCGGCAGATTCTCAGCCACTTACTGACCGTTCTTGACAACGTTTCATGCGAGTTTGAGCCACCCAACAATGAAGTTGTTGATGCTGCACTTGATGTGGCAGCCAGCGAACGCGGGAAGCTCAAGCATCAACTGAACGTCAATCTGCTCGAAGATCTTTTCGAGAAATCCGAACCCGACATTGACCCAGACACCAATGGAAAACCGTTCTAATCAAGGCCAAGCCAAAACCCGCGCTCCGGGCGAAGGTATCCACTTTTTCAGCCACACGCTTAGCCGGTATTTGCGCCCTGCTGATTGTTACGACATGGACGACAAAGAACTTGGCATCCTATGGGCCGAGTGCAAAGCGACCGCAAGCCGCGATGACGACAAGATCAAAATCGGTCGTGTTCGTAGCGCCAAAACTTTTGAACAGCTATGTGAACTTATCCTTGAGGGCAAGGTCGAGTCATGATCAAAGACAGTATTAGCAAAAACTTTGCTTTAGTCGGTGACAGGTTTGCTGCTGACATGGAAACGGCACTCGCTCCTGAGTGTTTCAAAGGTAGGGATTGTGTTCGTCTCTTTCAGGCCTATAGCCCTGATCATGAGTTCTCGATTGATCTAGCCCAGTTGGATGACGATGAGTGGTCTGAACTGAAATTCAATCTCGAAAATCCAGATCTGAACACCATTTGGCACAACGCCAATTTTGATTTAAGGGTGTTGCAAGCCTGTGGAATCAATGTTGGTGGTCATATCGATGACACCATGTTGATGGCATACCTGCTCACCAATGGGCAGGTGGTCGATTCCAAGTTCAAATCAAACGTTTCACTTGCAGCTTGCGCATTCCGTCAACTCGGGCAGCAAGTTTCCAAGGAATTGCAAGCTCAGGACTGGATGAACAAGTCTCTAAGCGAAGAGGATTTCACCTATGCAATGAATGATGTTCGAGTTACCTGGCAACTTTTTTGTCACATGGAACCGCAGATCTTTGAACACGATCTAGCGCGTGTCTACGAGATCGAATTGAAAGCCCTGCTTCCGACCATCCAGATGGAATCAACAGGTCTTCACATGGATCGATCGTTGATCGACAGTCAGATGCTTGAGCTTGACGAGACTCGCAATGATTCCCAGTCAGAGTTCGTCAATGAGTTGCATGTTCAGCTCATGGATCACGGGCATGACGGTCTGCCGACGTTGTCCAATGGCCTGGTCAACCTGAACAAGAAATCGACGAAGGACGCCGAGGGCAACAAAATTCCTGCCGGTTTCAATCCAGGCAGCTCCGCCCAGCTCCTCGACGTTTTCAAAAAGATCGGGATCGAGCCTAAGGACAGGACTGGTAAGCCCTCTGTTAATCAGCAGCTACTTGCCGACTACAAGGAATACCAGATCATCCGGACCTACTTGGTTTGGAAGAAAGCCGACAAGCACCTGCAAATGTGCAAAACGCTGATTAAGCATCAGCAGGAAGACGGGCGGATCTATGCCCGATTTAATCAATCGGGTACGTTTACGGGCCGTTACAGCAGCAGCACTCCCAACTTGCAGAACATCCCCAGAGGTGAATTGCGCTATGTGTTCACTGCGCCTCCAGGCCGTGAGCTAGTTGACCTCGATTACACCGGTATGGAGCTGGTGGGTCTGTGCTCAAAGCGAGTGGCTAATGAGCCCGCCATGGCTAGTGCATTCATTGAAGGCAAAGATGTTCACCGATCGACTGCCTCGAAGATGTTCTCGCTTCCAGAAGACGAGATCACAGATGAACAGCGCCGTCTCGCTAAAAGCGTCAACTTCGCTGCGGCTTACGGATCATCGCCTGGTGGAATCGTTGCTTACTTTCAAAGCCTTGGAATGACGATTTCCCTTGAGCAGGGCACGGACTTTCTGAATGCCTGGATTGAAGCCTATCCCAACATCTACAAGTGGCATAACACCTGTAAAAACTTGGTCGATGCTGGTGAACCGGTTCGCATGGTTGATGGTCGTCGTTGCTTTCTTAACGGTGTCCGATCAAAGCACACGATTATGTGCAACAACATCGTTCAGGGATCTTGCGCTTCTGCAATGAAGCTTGCTCTCTACGGCATCTACAACGCCATGCCTGGCATTGATTCCAGTGCCCGCCTGGTCGGTGTCATCCATGATGAAGTTCTTATCGAGTGTGAGAAAGGTAAAGGACAGGCCATTCTGGATATGGCTAGGGCTCACATGATTCAGGCCGGTAGTGAGATCTTCGGATCGTCTGTCTCTTTCGCGGCTGATGGTGGGATCGGCAATAGCTGGGGAGCCGCTAAGTCATGAGCCAACACGATCCAGTAGTCGAAGCAAAGATCAAAAGGGGATCAGGCAAACCCAAATATCAGATTGGCGATGTTGTCTTTCGAGCTACCAGACCGTTTGCTCGATACCACGACGAAGAAGAACCGGGGCGGGTAATCAGTGTCTATACGAAGCGAAATGAACGCGGCGCGTATTACTTCTACTACGACGTTTTGTGGGGCAGCTCCAGAAGGCCATCGACCCACGCGCAACACCGGCTCAAGCTCATGACCATCTCTCCTTCTCAAGAAAAATGATTCTTTCTGACTCCACGCTTCACGAATTCGCCCGTAACGGGTTGGTTTCTCCTTACGAACCTGAGAACATTCAGGGCTGCTCCATCGACTTGACTCTTGGAGACACGATCAAGGTTGAAACTCCAAAAGGCTTCAACAGTGTTTTTGAAGAGATCGAGATTAAGAGCAATCCCTTCCTGTTAATGCCGGGTCAGTTTGTACTCGCTTCTACTGCAGAGAAGATCAAAGTGCCAAACAACCACTGCGCAAGTTTGCTGCTCAGATCCACTGCCGCTCGCGCTGGGTTCGAGCATTCATTTTCAGGATGGTGCGATCCGGGGTTTGAGGGAGAGCTTGTTTTAGAACTTCGCAACAACCTGCAGAATCACACCCTCGAACTGATGGCCGGTATGCGCTTGGTCCAGCTGGTGGTTCACAAGCTTGATCGGAACGCAAGTTCCTACGAATTGCGTGGCCACTATCAGCATCAACGCGGTGTGGTGGAGAGCAACAACTTTTTTGATCGTCTTGCAGCCTGACCATGATTAACAAAGCACAGCACCCTGATCACTATTGCACTGGGGAGATCGAGTGTATTGATTCCATTCGAGCTTCGCTTTCTCGCGAGGGCTTTCTCGGCTACTGCAAAGGTAATTTGCAAAAATATATCTGGCGCTATGAGAAAAAACACGATGATCCCCTCGAAGATCTTCTCAAGGCAAAAGACTACTTGGAGTGGATGATTGAGGAGTTTTCAGTAAAATGAATATAGTTATGCAGCCTGCGTGGACCAATCCACCAGATCTGAAGTCCTTCGCAAGCTTCATGAAGCTGTGTCTAACGCAACGGCGGGTGAAATCCACCGTGCTACTGACTTCCTTACTTTTGCACGTTCGGTCAGATTGGGAAAAAATGACCTTCGTAAGAAGGGAAGATCTCGTTAAGCTAACCCTCAAATTTTGTTGATCGCATGGTTGACCGGTCGATGGATCTGCTCATGGAAATCCAGGCATTATTAAAAGAAACATGTCTAAAGCTTGACAAATCCTCCGATTCCTTAACTGGATCAGACAGCGAGGTAACCAGATTGCTTGCCCTCCTCAACTACTTAAAAACTGTTCACTGGCTTATTGACCCTCACGATGACTGACCTCGAAATCGATCGTTTGCTTCGTAGCTGGTGGTCTGGACTCGATGAATCCGGGCTGCCGAGCGAAAAAACCATTCATCTCATAACCCGCTTCACTCGCTTCCTGTTGGAAGCAGAGGCAGAGCGTGTTGCTTCTTTCGATGATCCACTCAACTGAGCTAAAGCATGACCCGTTTGCTCACGATCCCTCAGGCGGCTGAAATTCTCAACGTCTCCCAAAGCCACATTTACCAGCTGATCTACGAGGCCGATGCCACCAAGCAAAGCAGGTGGAAGCATGGCCGCGAGATCATCACGCTTTCGCAGAAGAGCGCATTGCGCCGGACCCTACGCATCAACGTGGCTGCCATCCTCCCGGTTGAATGACTTTTCAAGTTGCCCCCGTACCTTGACTTGGTTGCGGAGAATCGCATCAAGTGCTGAGGTTGCCAACTTATTAGGGTCAATCCAGCGTCGATAGGTCTCGGTGTGCTCTTTTTGGCTGTGACCCATAACCGCCGCCGCGGTGAACACTTCCAACTCACTACCGCCGTTGCGCCATAGCCTGCCGGCGTATGCGTGGCGCAGTGCGTAAGGCCTCCATTTGATGCCCATTTTTATGCGCATCTTGTTCAGCCATTGCGAGCAGCCGTCATTGCGATCGACGTTGCGCTCTGACTCAGGACGTTCTGTCTTGAGGCGCAGGTCAAACATCTCAACCCACTCAAGCTGTTGGGGAATCACTGTCCGGTAGCCGGTTTTGGTTTGGTCATCAACTTGCACCAGCCAGATCCCGTCGTCGTTTTGGAGCAGCCGTGCCTCGTCGCACTCATGAGGCCGCAGTCCGTAGGTGGCCATCATTCCGAAATACCACTTGTAAGGAGCAGGTGCGGTCATGACCCAATCAATAATCTCGTCATCGCTCGGTACGTCGGTCGGATCCATCGCTGATTTTTTAGTCAGTGGCACTCCAACCTCGGGGAACTCGATCCGGCAGATCTGCGCGATGTCCCTCAGTAAGTAATAGAGCTTTTTGTATGTGTACTGATCACGCTCGTATTTGGACAAGGCCTGTTCCAGGGCCTGGGGCGTGACTTCATCCTCCATGGGCATGAACTTCAAAGTGCCCATGTAGTTGACCTTCCAGGTTGATTCGCTGGTGCGACCAAGCGTCACCTTTTTTCTGTAAAGGGCTCTTATTGCTGCTGCCCATTTCTTTGGTGTGTCGCGTCCCGGCACTGCCGGCTTGGGAGCTTGAACCGACCAATCCGACCAGTTCCACTGACCCAAGTTCAGATCAGCTATCGCCTTTTGCATGAGCTTTTTGGCCTTGGCTCGGTTGCGCTCGGTATCGACCATCTGCAGGGAAACCCGTTGCTGCTTCATTTTTCCGCTGCCGTCTTTGGCGGGGAACATGCCGAGCAGGTAGAGGCGATCGTTTTTGACGTTGATATTCATGGGTTGAGCTGAGCCCATCCATACAACTTAGTTTTGCGTTGTATGGGAGCGGCCTGAGATGTACTACGCCATCCATTGTTGTACGAAAGTATGGATTTTGGGGGTCTGCTCCGACTATGGACGAACTGTCCCATCCATAAAAAATGGCCTAAAACGGCCCAAAAGAGCGTAAAACGCTCAAAAGAAAAGGGGCCGTTTGGCCCCCGTATCTGCTGGTATGACTGGCTTCTTCAGCTGGCCAGGGCGATCTCCAATTTCTCCCTTAACTCGCCGGAGTTATACGTTTTTTTAGTGGGTGACAGGGGTTTGCTTCTCTTCCATACTGGTATCCATACCGTTTGAGCGGAGAAAACCTTATGGACGGAGTTGTATGAAAGACACCTTCGAGAAAGGCGGTTTATGGATTCAGAGATCACGCCATCGGGAGGGTCCGCCACTCGTTTTTACCTGCTGCTACAAGGGCAGTTCGTGGAGTGTCACAGACCCAAAAACCCTGCTTAAGCGTCTGCGAATCAGCACAAAGACCCCTACAGGGGATGCTCTGAGGGAATGGCTGGTCGAGCCGAAACCGGTGGTTGAACAGAAAGATCCCACAAGCGAGACCAAGATGATCACTTAAAAGTGACTAATCTTAGGTATCCGCACAGGTACTTTGTCCGACGATTACACCTGGCAATTCACCATCGAGAAGGTGCGTAGGGAGGTACAAGAATGCACCAGTATTGAGGCGATGCGAGAACTATCTTTGGAAACAATTATTCTGATGGAGAAGCAACGCCGCTGGTTCGTAAGCCAGTTCAAAGAGCATGACGATCAACCTTCGTGACTTCTTTTACTGGTTCGATTCAGGGCGCAACGCTAATCAGAATGCCGCTGTCGATTTGCTCTTGGAGCAACTTCCTTCCTCACTAAAACGTGACGATGCTGCATGGGTGCGGCTGTACCGGAAACCGGTACGGGTTCCACAAGATGAAATGCCTTCGGCGGCCATCGACTTGATTTGTGAGTTTGAAGGCTTCAGGTCCCATCCCTATGACGACGGCATGGCGGTCGCCACGATCGGCTACGGCTCAACCTTTTATGAAGACGGAATGCCGGTGGAATATTCGGACAGTCCGATTGACGAACCGACCGCTCGTCGGATGATGCTCAACATCGCCAAGACTGATTTTTGGGATGTGTTGCGCGTTCGCATTCCCTACTGGAACGAAATGACCGAAGGGCAGAGGGGTGCTCTCTTGTCTTTCGGATACAACGTGGGCTCGGGCTTCTACGGTTCACCTGGATTTGCCACCATCACTCAAGTCTTAAGCGACAAAGCATGGGACGAGGTTCCTGACGCCATGCGGCTCTACGTCAATCCGGGCACCTCTGTCGAAGCAGGTTTGCGCCGTCGCCGCGAAGCTGAGATTGCTATGTGGACAAGTTAGGCAATACCCGCAGACACTCCAGCTTCAATCATTGTGCTTCTAGTGCTGCGATCCGTGCTTCTAATTGTTCAATGCGTGCCATTGCTTCCTGCAAAGCACCGAAACCTTTTGTCATTATGATACTATTTTTTACTGATTTTTGACCAGGGACCATGGCTTCTTCATCATCTAGGTCATCAGTATCAACAAGTTGAGGGCAAATTTCTTCTACTTCCTGAGCAATAAAACCAAGTAGTTTTTCCGGTCCAAAACCAACATCTTCAATGAAGTTAAAATTGACGAGTCTTAACGCCTTCACATCGTCCCATTGAGACTGAGCGTCAACGATGTTTTCTTTTAGCCTTTCGTCAGACAAACTGGTGTATTGATTTGCAGTATTCTGGACACCACCAGTAGTACGGACTCGAAATACCTCAGCGCCATCAGCTTGGTCAGCTCTACTAGAACTTCGATAACCAGAAATAATATAACGATTAGTACTGCTACCTTGGGCGGTCTTAAAAATATGTGCTCTTGTTGGAGCACCTTGTGCGGAAAAAATCTGTTGACCACTACTTTGAATCTGATGCCTACGATTACCACCAGTTATAAGAGCCATATGATTAGTACCGATTCTATACATTCCAGTATCGTCATCACCGTTAAATTTGAAAGCAGCATTATTTTGTGTACCGTTACCAGCCCGAACTCTTTCCGATGCCTGAAGATTAACAAGTGAAAGAGTACCATTTCTGTTTAAGGTATAACGAGTGGTCGTATTTTCACGAATGTTAAGATTGCCAGCATTTAGGTCAAGATATAAGTGAGAACCATTAAAGAATAGTTCCGCATCGTCACCAGATCCAAGGCGAAGGATATCGTTGTCAGCTAAGTCAATAGCACTACGGAAATTTGCAACGCCATTAAATGTGATTGTTCCGGTAGCCGTATCGTTCGCATCGGAACGTAGGAATGAGCCGCCCTGGATGCCATCGACTGTGTCTGCGTCTAGGCCAGAACCACTACCGTCGTTGCCAGCGTGCCATACCTTATTAGTACCTGCTGCAAAAACATTTTGCCCCGTATTACCGAGATATATGTTTTTATTGGTTGCGTACCAATTGATATAACAACTACCATTTGAAGGGCCATCGATATGCAGGTTGCTGCTGCAGCGAATGCGTGCAATGTTACTACTGTTCGAGGAAGACCACCCGCCGATGTATAGATGAGTGCTATACGAAGCACTTCTGTCAACTTCTATAGCATGGCCGTTGTCTGATGAACCGACATTTATCTTGTTGCTGACAGTTAGATTGTTGCTAATATTAAAGTCCTGAAAATATCCGTTGTCCCAGTATCTACTCGATGTGCCAATTGTTCCTGTATTATTACCAGAAGGTCTGATAATACCACTGTCTTCAAGAATTATTCGATCGGCTCCATTGTCTTGGAACACAATGCCGTTCTGCTTTAAGTTGTAATACAACCAGCCATTTGAACTAAAGTGAATACTTACATCATCACTACTACCAAAGTCTAAGTATTGGTTATCAGATAAATCTATGTTACCACGGATATTGACCCTCCCATTAAATGTCTTAGTATTTGATATAGTTTGATCGCCGGTTGTTCGTAATACTGTGCTATCAACGTGGACAGAATCAGCAGTAACATTGATGCCACTGCCTTGACCAACATTAAGAGTTCTATCTTGAGAAAGTGTTCCACCACCGGTCAATCCGCTGCCAGAAATAACTGAACGCCCGCAGTTGGTAGAGGTACTTGCTGTGACTGCGTTACCATTCAAAGTACCTACAAATGTAGTAGCTCTGATTTTGTTTTCGCTTGGATTAAATCCAATAGTTGATTCGTTGTCTGTCTTTAGACGTTGGTTAGTAGCAGTGGCTTTGTCATCATCAATAAAAACAGGCCGATGCCATGCGTTGCCTGTATCGTGGTCAATACGAGCATTTGTGGCATTAGTTGCGGTGGTTGCAGTAGAAGCATTGCCGGTGCAACTTGCAGAAGAACCAGTAATGTTGCTGCTAATTGTTGCAGGTAAGCGGGCATCAGAAATAGTCCCCGTGTTTAGATTGCCTGCGTTTCGATAGTAACTGCCGTGCTGACCATCGAGCTGATCAGCATTAGTTGCAGTAGCTGCATTGCCGGTGCAACTTGCAGAAGAACCCGTGATGTCACTGCTAATAGTTCCAGGTAGGCGAGCATCAGGAATAGTTCCCGTGTTTAGATTGCCTGCGTTTCGATAGTAACTTCCATGTTGCCCGTCTAGCGTATCAGCATCAATATTGAGTGCATCAATATCAGCTTTTGTCTGGTCCGCAGTAGCTCCAGACTCAATACCGTTCAACTTGGTGTGATCAGCATCAGTAAAAACATTGCTATCACTAGCAGAGCCTACAAGAGTTCTGATTTCAGCGGCTGTCTGGTCTGCTGTAGCTCCGGCCTCGATATTATTTAGCTTGGTCTTGTCTGCACCGGTCATCAGGCCGGAATTACCACCTGCTGCGACATTGGGCAGTGTCGCGTTAGTTCCAGTCGAAGATGCAATCGTTCGCGTGGAAGCTGTGTAGCTCAGATCAGTAGAGCCATCTGGACCGGCGGGGCCTTGTGGGCCAGTAGACCCGGTAGGTCCAGCCGGTCCCTGAGCACCCGTATTTCCGATGGGTCCCTGTGGACCTGTATTTCCTACGGGTCCTTGGGGTCCGGTTGGGCCTGCAGGACCTTGAGCACCCGTATTTCCGATGGGTCCCTGAGCACCCGTATTTCCGATGGGTCCCTGGGGACCTGTGTTTCCTACGGGTCCTTGAGCACCCGTAGCACCCGTAGCACCCCTTAAATCAGTTGTCGAAAAACTGAGGCCGTCGTCTGATGTGAAAAAGATGCGACCGCTTGTCGGCGAGTAGTAACCACCAGTGAATCCGTCGCCGTCTTCGCCCGCCACGCCCTGGGGGCCTTGCGCACCAGCTGCACCTCTGAGATTTCCTGTGGAAAAGCCCAACCCATCATTTGACGTGAAGGTGACTTCGCCGGTAGTTGAGTCATAGGAACCCCCGGTAAAACCATCACCATCTGCGCCATCCGCACCATCTGCCCCTCTTAAATCACCAGTAATAAATCCAAGCCCGTCGTCTGAAGTGAACGTAATTCGACCAGTTGCCGAGTCATAGCTCGCACCCGTGAATCCTGAGCCGTCAGCACCATCGGCACCTCGCAGATCCCCGGTCGAGAATCCGATTCCGTCGTCAGACGTGAAGGTGATTTGCCCCGTGCTTGGGTCGTAACTTCCGCCAGTAAAGCCAGGGCCGGTTGGTCCTGATACGCCTGCACAAATAATCCATGCCGTGCCGTTCCACACCCGTAGCTGATCAGTTGTCTGATCCAGCCAGAACTTGCCCTTTAGTGGGTTGGTAGGTGCATGGGTGTTGTAATAGATCCCGCCTACTTCGTAAACATTGCCGTCTGTTCCTTTGACCTGCAGGTAAGGGCCTGTTTCGTGGTTATTGACCGCAATTTCACCAAACTCAAGATCTGTCGAACTCGCATTGGTGTATGCGTTGTTCGAGTGCTTGTGAATAAGCTTGACGGCCATTGCACTTATCTCCGGTAGGGCTTAGATCAGACGGAAACGTTGATCCAACTGGTCCCATCGTAGATATACAGATTACCCGCGACATTATTCAGCCACATTTTCCCGGGGATGGGATTGGTAGGAGCTGCCGTACCAATAAAGATGCCGCCCACCTGCACGATCGCGCCGTCTGAGTCTTTGACTTGCAGGTAAGGTCCTGATTCGTGATAGTTGACAGCTATCTCCGAATGTTCGATTTGATTGGAGCGGACGTTCTTGTACTGGACGCTCGAAGACTTGTGAATCAGCTTGGCGGCCATTGCTATTTAGCGAAGAACACCCGCATCCGGGGTACTTAAAGTCTAGTTAGATGGTCCAAGGCATAGATGTTCCTTGGTCTTCCCACTCTTCAGTGGTGGCGTTGAATTTGTACCACCTGTCTGAGGTGAAACGGATAGCACCATCCTCGTCTAAGCCGACGTTGCCGACCTCGTCATAGCTTGAATGCTCGTCCCAAGTCTCGGCAACAGGAATAGGAGTTGTTCTTGGCATCAGCCCAAAATGATGTTATTTGAACTATAGGGACCCGCGTTGTTAGAAAGGCCACTGGCACTGTGTCCGAAGTCAATACCAGGTTTGACCAGAACATACTTGAGGTTGAGGTTGTAAAGCTCAGATCCCGCTACGGTGAAAAGCCATCCCGGGCTGAAAATTGGATGACGGATTGCAGTTCCTGGGTTCGTGATATTGCCGGTAATAGTGACGTACTTACCCACTCCGTTTCGCCTGAATAAGAAACCGCGAGTTGATTCCCAATCCCAGTTCGTTCCGGCGATGACTGAGCTGTTGGGTGAACCAGCATCACCTCCGAGTCTTTCCGCCGCGGTAGTGTCTAACAACGTCAGACCCATCTGTCTGTATGACGAGTCTGTAGTTCCGCGCCTTTTGCGATAAAGCCCAAAGAATCCAGCAACACCAGACGTTTTGTAGACCCTAGAGACCCGATGATCAGTGAAGTTGTGCCTATCGACGCGCCGACCCTTTGCACCGTTCCCATAAATCGCAGCAAAGGCAGGCCCCTGCTTGTGCATTTCAACGTCATTTGAGTCGAATGTTCCTCCTCTAGAGTCACGTTCATCTTTTGCTCGATCAGCGAGAGCCATATACCGGTAGTTGGAATTCAGAAGGTGGATGTTATTGCCGACCAGATTGCGATCAAAATCACTGCCTGCATCAACGATCGCGTGACCGTGCCCAAACTTGGTCGTCGCGACTGCGTTGGGTGAACGGTCGTTGATGGAAATGAGATAGTTGCTGAAACCAAAGAAGCTGAAGTTGTTATTACCACTCCACGTCAAACTGCCACCACTGTTGCCGGCAAATCCATTGTCGTCGAGCGTGTTGTTGCCGATCAGATAGAGACCAGCAGCGTGCAGGGTTGCGTTATCGATGAAGTTGAACAGTGGCTGGTCGTCGCCTTGCCCTGAGTTTTTGTATGGCAAGTTTGTGGCAGAGATTGCCAGATCTCTGACTGACAGCAAGTTCTGGAACCGGAAGGCTGAGTTCGAGCTGATCTGGCGCAGGTTGGTGACAGACAACTGCTGGCAGAGTTGGTAAACCCATGCGTTCAACACTTTCCGCCGATCGGTTTGCGAACGGATCAGTTGAACCCCTGAGTCAGTCAGTCCGAAATGGCTATTGGGCACATAGATCTTGTCTGTGTTATCGCGGTTCCCTTGTGCCATTTCACAAGTAGTGGATGCACCCCAGATGTGCATACCCACGATGTAGGACGGGTTACGGAAGACGAAGCTTGTGCTGCGGAAATTGACCGATGCAAACGTGCCCCCATTCCGCAGATCTACGGTGACTCGAGTGATGAAACACGGTGCAAGAGTTGAGTCTTTGAAGGTTTCCTCTAACGTTCCGCCGGATCCAACATCGTTGTTTCCTCCAGAAAGACTGTCAGTCGCGAGCTTGTTCAAACCACCGCCACTGGTGCTTCCGTTGCCGTTATCCGTTGAGCCGTCCCATCCGACGCCTCTGCCGTCGTTCCAATCACCGGAAGAAATGGTGTCGGCCATGAATTTGTGAGCACCACCGCCTCGCGTATCTGAGGTGACTTGGTTCAACTCAAATTTGTAGCCCTGCAGCAGAACCGGATGGGTAAAGGTGTGGGTGGTGCAGTCGTCGCTATAGACACCAGTGCCCAGGAAGTAATTGACGCGGGTGGTGGTTGCGACAGCCAAGTTGGCAAATTGAATCGCCAAAGTCAGCGTTGGGCAGGCGTATTCAGGACTTAGTGGCGGCTGGCTAATCAGCGTGTTGATGTCAGCGTTGTGGTTGACGCTCTCATTGTTCAGAGAATCAACAGCTGACATGTCAGCGGGTTCAACAGCTCTTGGATTCACGAAAATGTTGACGGACCCTGAGGTGACTCCGAGCAGCCCGTTCTTGCCTTTCCAAAGATCAATCCATGCCGGCGTGACGAAATGCGGGCCGCTGTAACCCTTGTTTGACGCCAGAGGAGAGGAGCCGTTTACAGCTGTGCCCTCTTCGTTATTGGTGTCAAAAGTTGCTGCTTCTGGGATGGGTGTCCCACCGCTGTGCATACCCGTAATCGCAGTAGCTGGTGCGATGTAGGCAAAACCCAGTCCGTTGCTTGGGGGGCGTGGGTTGTCGGTTTCGTGCTTGACGAATACCAGCGCCTGTTGATCCGATTGAATCGTGTCAGCTTTCAGCGTGCCTTCGACGGTTACATCACCGGGGAAGATCACGTTGTCCGTTGCTGAATCGTCTGAGCCCAGGCCTTCAGGCGAGAGCACTTCGCCGGTTTGCAGGTCCACAAGGCCTGCAGCTGTAACTTGGAAGCCTTCTTCGTTGAAGCCGTTCAGATAGACACGTCCACCAGCACTATTAGTAAAGAAGAAGGTGAATTTATTACTCGCGGTCAGATCTTTTTGGTACTTAGGTAATGCTTTCGAGTAGTTATTTAGTCCGGCCCATTCAAAGGCATGACCAAACAATCTTATATTTGAAGGCCGGCGCATTGTCAGGGGCCAGTTATCCCAAGTGTTTGCAGCCCCAGTTGGGTTAGCAATACTGTCTAGTTGGGTTCCAGGATTCCGCTCACGCTCTGCAGTATCTTTTGGTCGCAGGATTTTGTGAGCTGATACGTTCCCAAAACCAAGGCTTCTGAGAAGTGAATACAGGCCAAGGTAGTCGCTATTTGTGCGAAGTTGCCGGTAAAGTTGATCGTCTTGCCATAGGTCACTGTTTACATAGCCAAGGAAGGGATCTTCATTTGTGGGGTCTTTGTCACGGTCAAATACAATCGGTTTCTTCGTATTTTTGAAGAAGTCCTCCGGCGCATAATCGGAAGGCATGTGAACGTATGCCTGATCCCAATACTGAGTCTCAAACGTGGAAGTAGCGATATGCTCAACGATGCACTTGTAGTGTTTGTTGAGATAACGGACTACGTCGCCAGGCCGGTAGTAGTTGTTGGTTGCGTGATAACCGGAGCGATATTCTCCTCTGTCATCCCAGTTATCAGACGCCGCTGCTCTGCGAATCTCAACTTTGTTGCGCCTGATAACACCTGAACCCTCAGGGGGCAGAACCGAAACCTTGCCGACGATGATTGGCTCATCAGCGTCGATGTATGTGTCTATCGACGTTTCTGTGATGTCAGTTTGAATGCCGTAGTCACGAACGATGTTTCGCGACTGCGTGCTGGTGTTGTTGCAGGTGATCGAATATGTCCGCTCTTCTAGGTTGCGAACGTCCCGAAGCCTTCTCACATAGGCACGCAATCCGGCAAGCGGTGGATAGACCCCACCCGGAGTAGGGCTGGGAGGTGTGCCGCCAACTGCAACAAAATCCATTGTGACATTGATTCTGTCGGGTGCGCTTGTCTCCCAGGCTGTGTTTGCTAGGGGTGCGTAGTAGTCAGGGCCGTTGGGGTTCTCGATCCAGATGTAACTGGTGCCACCGTAGTTATCGAGCGAGTAGCCGTTGTTGTCCAGAACTGCGGGCTTATTTAACTCCGCACCGTCTAGCGGCACGGTCAGCTCAATAGTGGTTGCAGTGTTGCTTTGGTTGGCAACAATTTCACCAAGCTGGTAGGTGGCAAACTTATTGCGCAGTGGCGTAATGTCTCGCGCAACGTTAATAGTATGCAGAGACCAGTCGGTGTCTGTTGCATAAGTTTCGTTGTGAAATCCTTCTGCTAAAGAAGCGCAACCTCCAAAGTTTGAGTTACTATTTGTAACAGTAAGTTCGCCCCCTGACTCTACCCAATGGTGAACCGATTGTCCGATAGCGAAGACACTTACTTCCTGAATAATAGATTTATTTACGCAACGAATATGGAAGGTCCTGCGTGAAGTGTTTTGGCGCAGATTGTCCGGCTGTTCTGCGATATAAGTGCTGTAATTGTCGTGAGGGTTGCCGCTATCCGCCGTAATTTGTTGCCATGCGCCGGACACATAGCGCTCCCAGCAACGCATATCGCGCTGAAGTGCGATGGCTGTGTATTGCGCAACCACCATAGATTTGAAGCCTTCGACATCATCGCCATTGGCGAAAATGCCGGACATTCCATACTTTGAGCGGATGGAACAGTTGTAGATATACGGGCTTGCTGATGACACGCCATCAGTGTCGATCGTCTGCGTGCCAGGGGCTGGAGCAGGTGCAACGATAATTACTTCGCTATCTCTTGTGCGAGTAAAGGTCGAACTAATGCCACCGTGTGCGCCGAAGCTGCTCAGGATCTTTTGATAGAAGGTGTCGGCCCTGGTACGTCCTGTGAACGAGAACGTGTCGAGCAGGTGGTGGGTCTTCTCGTAATCAAGCTTGTCAATGAAGGTGAAACCGTAGAAGAAGCCCGTTCCGGTAACGCGGAAGATCGGACGACGGTTTGAGTAGTCCTCTGCCTCATCCAAAGGCAGGCTGTCGCCAGGCTGACCGGGGACATAGTTCGGGCGCAGGTTGCACTTCCGCAGGTCGATGCTGCAGAGGCTGCAACCTCTGGGCAGGATGACACCACCATCGACGGCGTTGAACTTCGCTAAATCAGAATCAGTTGGCTCATAGCCATCAGGCCAAGTCGGGAAATCTCCGGATGTGTAGGCGATCCCTGGGTCATTGATGATCGTATGGACGCCAGGCGCAATGTTGATCGAAACCAGATCACCACACAGGTTCCCGGGCAGATTCAGGTAGTCCCTGCTGGTGATAATTGCGGCTTCAATAACTGCACGGTTAATTGTCTTGAACGGCCGCGCCTCGGTATAGCCACACTCCAAGCGCTGCAGGCTGATCCGGCGCATCTTCTGCTCGAAGGTGCCGTCGTCAGCGGTGGCGTAATCACCAGTAACAAAAGTATCGCTGCCGATATACGGGTTGACATATAACTGGTACGGCGCAGTAAGGGGATCGTTGACAATGCTTCCGCTCTCTGCAATTTCAGCATTACCACCCAGCTGGCGGACAGCATCAGTCAGCGCATCAATCTGAGACCGAAAATGTCCCTGCGGTGTATCAATGTGGCCGAGCGAGTTGTTTTGACCAGCGCGGTTAATCTCAGTCACTCGCCAACCTACTTAGGACGTTTGTCTGAGTCTAATGTCTCCTGTAGTTACGAATCGTGCCGAGCCAGCTACTAAGTCTGTAGGTCGAACATTTACTGCTGTCTGCGTAACTAGCAGCTTGGCTGCATAGAACAAACCACCACCAATTCGATTGCGGCGCAGGTCAGGGTTCAGCTTCTCGTTCATCATCCAGAACTCAGCATCTGCTTCGCATCCCTTCTCTGTCATCAGCAGCAGCTGCATAAGAGCAAGAGCATTGTCGTCATCAACATCGAAGCATTCGCGGTCGATGTAATACTCCATTTGGCCACCGCCGTTGACCATTGCCTTAACTGCTGTGCCAAACCTTTCGCCAACGTTGCTGGTGTCAACTTGATCAGCCGCTAGCTCAAGATTCCACTCGCGGATTCCTGCGATGACTTGCCAACCGGGGAAGCCTGCCCCGACCCTGGGTTGCACGTCTGCGTTGTTGTAATCGCCTGTTCCTGCTACAGGTTTGTCGTAGGTCGGTTCGTGCTCGCAGATGCTTTCGTCTGTTGCATCGTCCTGAATATCGCTGAACCAGTAATCGCTTGTAGCCCCTGAGCAAGGCCCGTCGTAGCACTCCCAGAAAGCGTTTTGATAATCGACCGATCCGTAGGCGGTGACGGTTACGTCTCCGTAGACGTTCGCGACTTCGACGCGATCCATGGGGGAACCGGTGAAGGCTTGGCATCTCGTTTCGTAGAAGCTCAGGAATCCAAACTGATCTGCATGAACGAAGTAATCCTGCTCGCTGCAGTTCTCAGGGACTCCGCCGACAAGGTTCTTTGAATAGAACTTGGCGTCGTCTGCTGTGTTACCTGCTGGATATGCTTCCGTGCCGGTCTTGTAGTAACGATCGCTCTCGTTTAGGACGTGGTTCCGGTTTGGTCCCAGATACCACTTGCTTCCGGCGTAGACGCCAAAGCCACTGACCTTCCCGGGAATGCCGGACGTGTCGCAAACGTTGGGGAAGTCCTGCACCTGGACCCGGTCGCCATTCCACAACCAGTCGGGAGCACCTTTGATCCGATCACAAAGGGTGTCTAGATAGCCCCCGTCTAGAACGACTGTCTTTTTGACGGGTAGGCGTTTGAGTTTTAGGCGTCCACCAGCTCCAAGAACAGCCATCAGAAGATCATGTCGAAGGACCCGCTCAGCTGAAAGGCAATCTCACAAGCTTGCGCTTCTCCCACGGATACGCTCGGAGAGATTGAAGTAATAAAACCATTGCCACCGACCTTCTGACCATTCACCTTATCCAGCACAAACTCAACCGATTCGCTGGTGTTACTCATGATGGTCTTCAGGAAGTTGACGGTATTGGTGTCGTCTGGGTCATAGAACAAGGAAGCACTGCCAGTAGCACCCTTAATCCCGGGGGTGTAGCTCCGATCATCGGCACCCAGAGTTGTTGTTTCTACGGAGTTCCGGCTGATTGTCAGCGACCAGTTCCTGCACTTCGCAACAACAGCACTGTTGTGCTTCAGTTGTCCGTCACTGCCAGTAAGAACGCCCATTTCAGACCTCCAAGGTTGCGATCAATCTGACGGACACTCTTGAAAGGCCGTTTTGGACAGTTTCGATTGATGGTGTTTCTGCCCATCTCCAGCTTAGGTAGTTTGGGAATATAGAAGAATCCATCCCGCTGAACATTGCGGTAGGCAAAACCAAAGTGTCGTTACCACCTTTCGCGTCTGTGTAGCAGTCCACAAGCTCATTTAACTGTGAATCAGTAAGTATGAATTCACAGTTCAGCTCTGCATCAAATGCCTTGCTACCAAAGAGACGAGTGAAGCCAGCACCGTTGATTGCATTGAATCTTTTGGTCGGGAACTGCCCAGGGTTATACCTGCGGCTGGTGGGTGAAATCTCAGGGAATAGAGTTGCCATCAGCGTTCTATGGTGAAAAAAGCGTCGGCAAAATCTTCCTTCAGCATACTGTGGTCGTTTTCATCCAAAGGCCAGTAGATCGCAGTTACATCAATGTTTCCGTCCTCGTCAAATGCGATGCTCTGGACCTTATAGCCCTCAGCTTTGTTATCGCTGTCTTTTACGCAAAAGACACTAGATACGGCATCATTAGTCTGCTGGCCTAGCACCATGATTGTCTTCTCCGTCAGGGTGTTGCCGTCCCACAAAAGAACGTTGTGTTCGCCGTCATCTAAGTTCGGCCATGACGTAACAGTGCCATTCGCGGCAATCGCTCCGTTTGTAGCTGGTTGGTAGCTGATCGTTTCTATTGCCACCTTGATCACGCTGCCAACCTGGAAGTTCGCTTCACTAGGCAGCGTTTTGAACCGGATCGAATGTGTGATGTGTTTGCGCTGTTGGCACAACCACTTAGCTCGCTCAATAGCGTGGTTTTCGTTTGTGCAGAACGCACTCATATCAATCGCCTCATCTGGCGGCGAGCTGCCTGAATCAACCCGCGTCACCAAGACCTCGCGAATTTGAGGAAATAGGCCTCTATCCGTCTCGCTCAGGCCTTGCCTCTCTTCGCGCCATTTCACTGAAACACGGGGCAGCAAGCGATCTTTTGAATCGAAGTAGTTCGCCTCAAAACTGTCCTCGATTATGTTGCCTGCAGTCATCAGGGCACGAATGCTTTCCGGTCCAGTGAAGTTGACTACTGGTGTGAGTGTGAATCTCCCTCCGCTGATGCCAAGATCCAAAAGGAAGTTGCTAGCCATGTCGGATCCCCAGCTTCTGAGATTCAGCTTTTCGCTGATTGCTCCGTCGTAGAAGTAGCGCCGATCCTCTGTAAATGTTGCTGCAGTTTCAAAAGTATCCTCGTCAATTTGTGCCCGATCGAAGAACCCACCGACCCCATAAACCCGATTCATCAATAGGTCTTTGAAAACGTCTGGGAACAGGTGGGAATCAATCACTCCTCGCTGGACATAGACACTTACTTGATCGAGCTGTCTAATTTCTTTCGTGCTACGGATATTTAGACCGAGTAGTGCCAAGTTGTCGTACTCGGGGGTCGAAGGATTCTCTTCGATAATGTTCACATACGAGATTGTGTGCTCCGGCTGGTTGGCGCTGTTGGTTACGTCGTTGTATGTAAAAGCTTCTGCTAACCGGGCATAAGCATCGACGTAATAAGCCCCATCGTCTTCTGGCGCATATCCGATTGGCTCACGGGCACTGTCTCCGACCGACGTTACTGTCCAGCTCGCTTGATAACCGGCAGGCACACTCGATCCCAATCCCATGTCTGACAGGCTTAGCGTCAAACTATCGCCAACTGAATAATCTTCTCCGCTGCGGGTGACAGTCCACGAAGTCACGCCTTGGGCCATTCCACCAGTGCTAACTCTTACTTTTGCCCGTCGTCCTGTAGTTGAACCGCTTGGGTGAACTACTAATGAAGCCACCACATTCGTTTGGTTGCCGTAATAAAAGCCAGCATTATTCAAAGTAAGTGATGCTTGGCCTATGGCCAGCCCATCCGTTACGCCTGTATTCAGGTTTGCGAAGGCGTTAATACCAAGTACAGCCGATGTACGGTTCAGCCCTTCGATTCCATTAAAAATTAACTCAACTCCTCCACTGGTGCGTGTGACTTTGTTATCGACATGTGGATCTAGGAGCATCAAAGCACCAGCCCCCATCGCTTTGCTGTTTCTGATCTCCCAGCCACTTAAAGGGATAAATCTAAGCTCGCGTCTTTTGGCACTAGAAAATCTTAAACGGATGAAGTTGTAAACATCCTTGCTTGTCTGGCTACGGATTCCGAAGCACTCACTAATTGTTGTGTAGGTGGTTTGGTCTGCGTCCCGATATTGGATCTTAAAAAAGCTGTATCTATCATCAAAGCTGGTGTATCTGCCAGCAATAATTTCCTTGCGATATGAGTCTTCTTGGGG